AGCATCTGTTACTTTAATATTAGATCCTGATACTGTATAAGTACTACCTATACGACTTGCATCTGTATAAGCTCCATTAACTGTTAGCTGAGTTGAACTCGTCATACGGTGGGTTAAATCGGCCCGTGCTATGGGTGCCGTCATCAAAATCATACCGAAAAGTAGCAAAGAGGCTCTCTTCATATTTAACTATACTGGGTCGTACCTATATTTATGAAGAAAAAATTTGGTAAGTATATACTACTATGAGACCCACTATATGTGGGGTGGTTGACAGTATTAGGCGGTTAACCATATTCTCAACTGTCACAAGCCTCTTTGACAGCATCAAATTAATACTCTATAATAGAAACTGTCACACTACTAGTGTGCCAGTTGTATAAATAACTTAACATTAGTAGACCCCTGAAAGATCATAAGGTCTCGTATGTAAGTATCACGATGGCTTGTCGAGCCGTCTATCATCCGTAGGTTAAACTCTACGAGACAAATAAAACTATCATGTCTATTAAATCAACAATCGCAGCTCTTGCTGCAAGTCCATTCCTCCTCGCTGGTGCCGCTTTTGCTGGTCCTTACGTAAACGTAGAGAGCAATCTTGGTTATCCTGATGGAGAGTACAGCTCTACAACCACAGATCTCCACATCGGTTACGAAGGTGACCTTAGTGAGTCTGCTGCATTCTATGCTCAGGTTGGTCCTGCTTTCGTTCATGCTGACAGCACAGACGACACCGAAACAGAATTCTCTGGTAAGGTTGGCGTAAGTGTTGCTGCTACTGAAGATCTCGGTATCTATGGCGAACTTGCTGGTATTTCCAACGAAGACTCCAGTGGAGACGACATCGTTGACTGGTCTGCCAAGATTGGCGCTAAGTTCACATTCTGATCTTTAATCAGATAACACTAAAAGACTCCTCTTTGAGGGGTCTTTTTTTTATGTTAGAATGTCATATATAAATGAGGTTTATCTTTTAGGAATATGAAAAAGTTTCTATCAGTCTTAGCTACACTTCCTTTTTTAGCATCTCCCGTATTTGCGTCTGATCGTTTGAGTGGTGCAGGTGCTACATTCCCTTCACCACTTTATACTAGGTGGTTTAGGAATTATTATAAAGAAACAGGCAATCGAGTTAACTATCAGGCAACAGGTAGTGGATCCGGTATTCGTCAATTCTTTGGAAATACCTTAGACTTTGGTGCATCAGATGATCCTATTACAAAAGATTCATCGGATTTAATTCAAATTCCAATTACTGCTGGTGCAGTTGTTCCTGCATATAATAAACCAGGATGTGATTTAAAGATAACACAATTTCAATTAGCAGATGTATATCTTGGTAAGATTACTGATTGGAAAGATCTTGGATGTGAATCAGGTAAGATTACTCCCATATTTCGTTCAGATGGATCTGGAACCACTGCTGTATTTACTGCTTCTCTTGCTGCTTTTTCTCCTGAATGGGAACTTAAAGTGGGGCATGGTAAATCAGTTCAATGGCCAATTGGTATAGGCAGTAAAGGTAATGCTGGTGTTGCAGGATCTATTAAGCAGACTCCTGGTGCTATAGGATATTTAAATTATAGTTATGTTAGAGGTGGTAAGCAACAAGAGGCTGCTATTCAGAACAAAGCAGGTAACTATGTTAAAGCAACGAAGGATAATACAATTGCAGGACTTAGTGAGGTTCAGTTGGATGACAGACTCATTGGTACTAATTCTAATCCTGCTGGCGATAATTCATATCCTATTATTTCATATACATGGATCCTTGCCCGTCCAGAGCATCCTAAAAATGATGCTATGAAGAGGGTGTTTAAATATATGTTGAAAAAGAGTTCCCAGGATTTAGCAGATACTCTTGGATATATTCCTCTTCCTGAAAGTATTCGTTTAAAATGTTTGGAGACTGTTGAATTTCTTAAGTAAATCTTATAGGTTTTATTAATGTTGCTTTTGGACATCACGAAATCATAACACTAGTCTGTAGCAACGATTACAGAAGTGTTCGTACTGATACAATATAATAATATATAATTTGATCTTTGCATTATTTTAATGGAAATCATATTTATTCTTGCCGCTATTTCTAGTGCCGCATTCGGTGCTTATAAACTCACTCCTAAAAAATGAAAAAATTTTTAAAATGGATTAAGAGATGGATTGATTTATCACATCCAGAGCCATGGAATAGTATGGTATAATAGTCTAATATGTTCTTTCTTATAAAGAGGGTCTATTATAATAAAAAAGTTTTATACATAATAAAAGGAAGAAGGTGTTGTGAGAAGTCAACTTTAGTATTCCGAAGAAATGAATTAGTAGCAGATTTGATAGAATAAAATGCAAAATTTAAGGATTAGGTGTAATTCTTGTGGGAAGGAATTGGAGGGACGATCTGGTAAGACATATTCATGTGGTTGTCCTAATATGACAACTATTCGTGATAATAAGATTGCGGCTCGTGATATGTCTAATGTTGTTATGTTGAATTCTGGTGTCGATAAGGAAAGAGATAGTCTTACTCCTAGTGATCTTCAATGGCAAGAGGAGAGGCGTAAGAGAAAAGTACGTCGATTAGACTTCGAAATCAGATAAATACTTATTACCTATTCATATAACCTGTCGTGTAACTTTAGGCGGGGAGGTTTAGGAGAAGCATTTTCAAAACTAAATGGGCGATAAGATCCAATCCGAGTTAAAGGAAGTTCAGAAGAAATTAGAAGAAATCGAGAAGAAACAAGAAATGTTAAATAAGATCCAACAAATGGATCGTGATCGTAGAGAGAAAAGAGGGGAGAGACCTATCAGTCATAGTTACGAAATGATGTGATATAATATAGATAGATAAGAAATATCTATACATAATGTCACCTGATAGACACGACATTCCATTCATAGGAGACTTCTATACAAAACATGAAGTTGATAAAATGATTGCAGATGCTCTTGAAGAAGCAAGAGCAATTGATGAAGCATCAATGCGTGATCATAATTTCAAAGCAACTATCATTAGTATGATTCTTGGGTTCATATGTCTTGCTCTTTTTGTTGATGGATTGTTAAGGATACTTGGTATCATCCCACCATTTATGGATCTGGATGTAAGTATTGTTGATAAGATTGTGGAGAGAGTAGAGCAGGATGTTATACCACAAGTTCAAAAGTATCAACGTTATATACCAGGAATTTAATGGGAATGGGAACTATCGATACATCACCTAGTTCTATTAGAATGTTTGCTGTTCTGGTGATGGGTTTAATATGGTTTTATATTTTATGCCATCCACCAGAACAAGATTAAAAATACTTGACTAGATACCATGTATCCAGTATAATAGTAAGGCAAACTATTCAAAGCAATGACGCTTACCTCTAAATTTAAGAAAGATATCAGTATTCTTCGTGCTGCTGCTAACCGTGAAACTTATCTTGATGTAAAAAATCCAAAACTTTATAAAAAAGTTCGTCGATTTTATATAAATGAAGGAGTGGAATTTACAGAAGACACTCTTGAAAATTATGAAATTCTAATGGATTGTATATCAGAAGATCTTCAGGCAGTGGAGGTATTATAAATGCATTTAAAAGTTCCTTATGTTCATTATCGTTCAGTTATCTCATCGCAAATTTGTGATGAGATAGTTGATAATGGTAGAAAAGGATTAGTCGAAGCACGAACTAATAAACAGCAAGATGTTAGAAAAAGTCAAGTTGCTTGGTTAACGGATAAACGCATATATGATTTAGTTCTTCCGTATATTAAGGATGCTAATCAAAAAGCAGGATGGAATTGGTTTTTTGATCGTATTGAACCAATTCAATTTACTAAGTATGGATTGAATCAGTTTTATGATTGGCATCCTGATGGTGGATCTGATTTTTTAAGTGTATATAAAAATCAATCTGATTCTGGTAAAAATGGTAAGGTTAGAAAAATAACTGTAACTATAAACCTTGTTGATAGTAGTCAGTATGGTGGTGGTGATTTGCAATTTGATCTTGGTGCTTCAGGTGGAGTTAAAACTTGCGATCAAATAAAACCTAAAGGATCTATTGTTATATTTCCTAGTTTTATACCTCATAGAGTTAAACCCATAACAAAAGGTATTAGGTATAGTTTAGTGATGTGGGCGATAGGTAAACCATGGCAGTGAATCAAAAACCATGGGGAACGACAGAAGTTCTCCTGGATCAATCAGATTATAAAGTTAAAAAGATTTTTGTGAAAGCAGGAGAAAGATTTTCTCTTCAGTATCATAATCATCGCCAAGAACATTGGGTTATTATTTCGGGTATAGCATACATAACACAATATGGGGTTGAGTCAACAATAAGACCTGGTGAACATGCCTACATACCTAAAGAAAGTATTCATCGTCTCTGTGCTGGTATAGATGGCACTACATTTATTGAGATCCAACGAGGTGAATGTAGAGAGGATGATATTGTAAGACTTGAAGATGATTATGGGAGAGCAACATGAGTTATGCGTTATTAAGTGTATCGGATAAGGAGGGGATTCTTCCGTTAGCATCTGCGTTACATTATGTTCATGGATATACTTTGATTTCTAGTGGTGGTACGGCTGCTGCTATTAAGAAAGCAGGTATACCCGTAATGACAGTATCTGAATATACTGGTTCTCCAGAGATATTGGGTGGTAGAGTAAAGACATTACATCCTAAAGTACATGGAGGTATTCTTGCCAAGAGGGGTGATCCTAATCATGGTATAGATTGTAAGGCAAATGGAATTGAGTTGATTGATGTTGTTGTGGTAAATCTATATCCATTTCAAGCAACTGTTGCTAGGGAAGATGTTACATGGGATGAAGCAATAGAGAATATTGATATTGGTGGTCCTACTATGGTAAGGTCAGCAGCAAAAAATCATACTTATGTTTCTATATTAACTAATCCTGAACAGTATGATGGGTTTGTTAAAGCATTGAATGATGATACTGTGAATGAATTACGTCCTCGATTAGCATTAGAGGCATTTAAACATACTGCTGAATATGATGCAGCAATTAGTACTTGGATGAAATCAAGATTATGACTCTTACTTTTTCAGAAATAACACGTGGTTTAGAGTTTAAACAATTCTTACGTTATGGTGAAAATCCTCATCAGGAAGCAGCATGGTTTACATTTCCTGATCAAGGATTAACTAATGCCAAGCAGTTGCAGGGTAAAGAATTAAGTTATAATAATCTTATAGATTTAGAGGCTGCAATATCCACAGTTCAAGAGTTTAAAGGAGAACCTGCTTCTGTTGTCATTAAACATACCAACCCTTGTGGGGTGGCAATAGGAGAGTCTATCTCTGATGCTCTTGTTAGATCACTGGATGCAGATAGGGTAAGTTGTTTTGGTGGAATTATTGCTCTCAATAGAGAGGTGGATGATGTATGTGCTATAGAGATATATAAAAGTTTTTATGAGTGTATAGTCGCACCTAGATTTACTGGACATGCACGAAAGATTCTTGCT